GGATTTTTTGTTCTCTGAGGAATCTGAGTGTGTCAACGCATCCTCCTAAATTTTTGTCGTCATACACGACTTGTGGAAATGTAGATTCTTCGCCAAATTTATCATAAAAATCTTGGCCTGTGAATTCTCTACCGAGCAAATAAACGACATGTCTTTGCTCTGTCAACTCTAACACACTCTTTACTTTTTCGCAATACGGACAACCGTTTTTTGAGTAAACTGTAAACATAATTTTATACCTCAATCATGTAAGAACGAACATCTACAATTTGGTCAAGTCTTTGCATATTTTCGACTATGGAAGGATCAATTAATTCTGGGTGATACCACCAATCTTCAAATGAACTATTTTCATTCAAAGATACATCAGATACTAACATTTTATATCCCTTTGAATGGAGGTAATCCCTAGATAGTTTTTTATACTTATTTGAGAGATCAACATAATCATCGTGCTCATAAGTAATTAGTGCAAACTTATACTTTTCAAATGGCATTTTAGTTAATATTTGATATGTGGTTTCAGATGGTTCACAATCAACTTGAAGATAATCAAATACTGTTCCTTTATCGAACTTAGTAAGAAGTTTATCATAATCTACTGTCAAAGCATCTGCACATAAAATTTTATTATCCCTTTCTCTAAAGAATTGATCGCAAAGATCTTGTCTTATCTCGATAGAAATTCCATCCCATCCAAATTTAGTTTCAAGTAATGCAGTATTATTTTGATAGAAAGGTTGTTGAGCACCTATTTCCAAATAAAGACCTCTTTTTTTACCATTCAGTGCTGAGAGAACAAATAAATCTTGGAATGCCTGCGAATAATTTTTATCCACATATTCCCAACCATCAAATTTAAATCTTAATTTTTGATTCCTATTTTTATCATACTTTAATTCTTCTTCAGATATATAACCAGTAGCAAGTCTAATTAATGTATCTTGAATCGCTTTAAAATGTTCTTTATTTTGAATGTCTTCATGATGATCATCTCTAATTTTTCTTACTAATTGTCTTGTTTCCGATTCCTTACCCCACCACCACGATGCAAGTGATTTTTCATATATGATTCCCCACTTTCCAGGATATTCTACATCAATAGGAAGTTTTTCTAAATTAAAATCACACACCATCAAACACAATTCAGCAGTTGAATAACAATCTTGCCACCATTGCATTTTCTCTGCATATCTAGCAAGAAGGAAATAGGCCTCTGGTCGTTTTGGTAAGAACATTTGCGCTTGCCACAATAATCCTCTACCACTCTGATCTCTCGTCCCTTGCTTGAAGTAACAATAAGATCCCATAATGAGTGCAGTGTATGCTAGATCAGGATGAGTGTCCTTACCCCTTTCAGCACACCGCAAGAAATATGATAAAGCTGGTGCAGTGTGACCCTGATCGTAATAATAATAGGCAAGATTAAAATTAGTCTCTGGATTTTCAGTATCTATGGAGTACTGATGAATAAGATCTTCTAGTTCACTTTTTTGTTGTGGAGTATTTTTTGTTTTCCACCAGTCTAAGACTTTTTTAGCAGCGATAACGTGATTATTTTTTCCACCATCTTCCACATCATCATCTCTATTTTCAAATGTAGATGAAAACTTAATATTTTCTACAAATAATGGAATGGTGTAAGTTTTACCTAAAGTAAATATTAGATTCTCAACCAAAGGTTGAATAGAAGACCCAGGAATCTCTAGATGATATTCATCTTCTTTTATGTAAGTGTCAATGATTTTGGCAGCATAATCTCTGGTAATGATATATGCAGTTGCTCCCCAATCATCCCAATATCTTCCACGAATTTGCATGGTTGGGAATTTATCTCTAATTGCTAAAAGTTGAATACAATCAGCATCCTCTGGAGTGTTTGATATAAAATCTTCCCATGTGAAATCCCAATATTGTACGGTTTCAAGACTTAGATCATCTTCAGCAAAAAATCCATAGTCTTCATCAGTATTATCATACCAATCTTTAATCATTTCAAGATGTGATACTACACATCCTTTTGTACCATCGTTTAAAGTGTCAGCATATTTGCCAGTTATTTTATAATTACACTCATGAAATCTTTTTGAAACATAACATTTACTACTGATGCCGTTAGATTTGAAAACATTTATTAGTTCTTCTCTCCTATCTTTACTCTCTTCTAAAGAGATGAATCTAATCATAGGAAGTGATGATAAATTCTCATGTTTTAAAGTAATCTCTTCACTCTCAGTAACATCTACAGCATAGTAATTTTGATCATCAATATTACTGATCTTCCATTCAGTTTTATTATCCACTTTATAATCTAAAACTTCACCAATCATATGTTTGTTTACTTCAGTATGTTTCTCAGATAAAGCATATTCAATTTGCCATTTTAAAACGTCTCCAGAATAAAATTGTTTATTTTTTTCATAGCAACAATTCTCATAATATTCTTGCCCTTCAAATCCTTTGAAGTTTTCAATTCTTTTATTATCTCCATGTGGTAAATGAATGAATTCGTAACTATTCACATGATATTTGTTTTTCTTTAGACCATAGACTTCTAATCTTTGGCACATTTCATCATCTTCATATGCATAACAATCTCCAAGTTTTTCATTATATCCACCGACAGCATCAAAATGTTTTTTACTTACATATAAAATACCAACTAAGTATCGATAAAATGAATTATATGTTAGAAGATATTGTCTAAAGTCTTCTTTATCCTGATTTACATTAATGCAAGCATCTCCAGACTCATTACGCCACTGCTCTACAGGATTATCAGTTTTTAACTGTCCACAAAAAAATTCTTCATCAGATGGACAATGATTTTTTAATACATCATCATACGGATTAAAGGTATGATCAGCATCAACCTTTACAATAAACTCTCCTGTAGCAATACTAGCTGCAAGATTTAAAGGTTGTGGTTGGTTAAAATGTTCTTTATCATCAACTCGTACTACTTTAACTCTTGGATCTAATTTAGTAAGATAATTTATTGGATCATCAGAATTCCAATCAACAATAATAACTTCTTTAACTTCATCAAATGTCAACCAAGATGCTAAAGAAACTTTTAATGCTTTTACTCTATTCTTACATGCAGTAATAACAGAAACAGAATTTTTATTATCTTTTAATTCCATAATTAAATCAAACTCCAATCTGGATTATATAGGTCATCGGTTGACCAGTCTTTAAAATTACCTGTTGGAGAAAACCACCGTCTTGGTGCAATAGTTTTACTACTACCTGCTAACCATGATCCCCACCAACTAAAAGAACTATTCGCAATTATGTGATAATCGCACAAAGATAGTAAGCATAAATCAACAAACATATTATTTGAAGAGGATATAAAAAATCTATCATCGGTAAAATTTTGTTTACACCATTGTGGATCGTCACTAACAATCATAACTGGATTTTTATTATAAAAATGTCTAAGTGCTTCCACATAATAATCTATTTTTAACGCAAAAAATTGAGGGTCGGTCATAAAATCTGTTCTTCTCACATGAATACCAATCACCCTATCAGAACCAAATAATCCACTCATGTATGATGAGCACGACTTATAAACATCATCATGAAAAGTAAAGTCTTTAAGTATCTCTGATCTAATATGTTGAAAATATTTTTCAGATTGAAAGTATCCAGATATATCGACATTGTCGGGACAATCGTTTACATAATTTTTATTATACTCAATACCATCGAAGGAATATGATTTTATATTATTATTACTTTTAGTCTCTGGTATTTTAAAGCACTGCTTTAACATCATGTCATGAGAAGGAATAGAATACTCATATCCTCTATAGGAAGCAATTCCTTTCAAAGCCGCATACTGGAACATTTGATTACCCAAACGTCCCATATGTCCAAGGTTATTAAAAGAAATCATTCTTCAAAAATATAATTTTTAACGAACTCCTGATTAATCCTAACAAGATATGCAGCATTATCTTGGAAACCAAAGGTAATTAAATAGTCATCTCCATACTCACACATACCAACAGCAAATTCAATTTCACCCTCTAAGAAAGAAAATCTTCTTGATACTTTTACAATATTCCAGTCTTTGTCCCACACAACAAATCGATGACGATATGTTCCATCTTTTCTACCTGCAGGACTCTTAGTTAAGAATGTTTCATGGCACAACGCAAGTCTATACTCTCCAAAAGGAATGACTTGAGATCCACCACGAAGATCAATACAACCAAGATCTCTAAAATCTGTGACTACAACTTTCTCCGTCTTTCCAGATTCAATATCATATTTTACAACCTCAGTTCCATTAGTCCACTTCACAAAATGATATGGCATATCAAGAATTGGCATCCAGTTCTTTTCGCAGTAAGATGTGTCATCTCCTGGGGTGGGAATACGATGTTGACTCAACTCCTTAACTACACCATCTCTTTGGATCTCAATTTCACAGAGTTCCATTCTACCAGTACCTATTTTATCAAGATCACGACGAACACCACAAGTCCAAAGTTTATCATCCCATCTGAAAATCCGAGCATCTTCAAGACCAACAAATTCCCAAAGTTCTTTGTCTGGATGTTTTGATGTATCAATGTGAGTATGCCATTTGAGTCTCATATTTTCATCAAGTTCACCAATAACATTCCAAGTCCTCAGTCTCCAATCATCTTCAGGATGAATGTATACAAGAGGTCCCCATTGATGCTCAAAGATATTTTTCTCGGAGTGATAGAGAGTATAATTAATATTCCTCAAATTAGTAATAATTTTACCGTTATCATTATAGATGGAAGGGTTCGTAATCGAAGGTCCTTTCAAATTATCAGAAGGAATAATTAAAGGGTGAATAGATCCTCCACCCTCTATAGCAAGTTTTACAAAATTTTCAGACATTTAATACTCTTAAAATAATAATTAATGGGCTGCGTCATTAGCAAAATGACTTCTAATACCATCTGCGAGGACGTAATGAAAGAAAATTTGATGGTAGTAGAGACCTTCTTTCTCTACTTTTTTACCATACCATTTTCTTTCGTACTCTTTCGGTAGAGGTTCTCTCCAGTGTGGTCTCTCACACCCTTTATATATCATACCATCACCAACATCAAGAATTACCGAATGATTTTCACCTTTAACATCATCTATATCAGGAGTTTTAATCCACAATTTCCAAGGTTCCTTAACGTTAGAACTGACATGAACTGACACAGAAATTTCGCAAGATGGTCTATCACAATGTATTTTTAATTCTTGTCCAGGAAAATAAAAACGATCGTAATAATAAGTATTAAAAAGTTTTTTTCCAATTATTTTTTCAAGTTTTAATCTAATATGAGAATGTACATCTCTATATTGAGGATGCCAATAGCATGCAATAGATCCTTCAACTTGTGCTTCTAGGGGAGTATGTCTAAACTCATCTTCATTTTTTCCCCAGTAATTAAGTTGACCTCTTATTTCTGGAACTGGTCTGTAAAGTTTTTCTGGGTCATATAGATTCTTGACAACTAGATAACCGTTCTTATCAAAGTCTTCATTATTTGTTTTTGATGTTCCACTGCACATTTTTTCTGCAAATGCAATGTCTTTGCTAGTCATTCGTTCTGCCATTTTACCTCACTTCCAACGAGGGCCAACAACCCAACCAACTAAAGATCTACGCACACCTTTAGTTACTTTTAATACTCGATGCTGAGTACGAGAGTCGAATAGAACTATCGCACCTCTTTGTCTGGGAGCAAAATATGATTTACCAGATTCATCCATAAATTGAACATTTCCACCTTCATATTCATCAGGATCAGATAGTTGAACTGTAAATGAAAGTTTTCTAACTAATTCAAGATTTTCATTTACAAAATCATGTTGTCTTCCTTCATGATGATTACCAACTGATACAGGTTTATATTGTGATGCTAATCCAGCATCATTATGCCAACTATAATATTGTCCTACACCATACTGAGTGTACTGCATACTTTCCCCATCGATATTGCGAATATCATAAAGAAAATTTTCACGATTTGCTCTTTCAATATAGTGCCAGATAAATCCTGCAGTCCAGTGTGTGGTTGGGATCCAGGTGTTTTTTGAATTTCTCTTATCTTTATTAAGAAGATCTCCCATTACGCGAGAGTCTGCCATCTTATCTGCAAAATTATCTGATATGTCTTCTTCAAGAACATCAACAACTTTTTTGGGCAAGTCACTAAAATACCAAATACTCTGAAATGCCATTAATAAAAAAATCAACTACAGGTATGTATCATTATACTCAGATCCTATTATTTGTCAAGACTTGACAGAACATCCAAATGCCAGTAGACTAGGTTTGTCGCCGTTAAAGATACATAGTAGTATATAATAATACATAAGATGAGTACACCATTCTCAAAGAAGGGTTGGCATTATATTCCCAACATTATTACCAAAGAAGAAGCAATACAAATTAAATATCAGAACTTAATGGGTGCTGTTCATGATCTTGGTGGTCTTAAGACCCATTATGATCCTGAAAGAGGTAATGTAATGTGTTGTTATGCTCCTCCATCTTCAACTTTTGTAGTTCATAGACTAAAACCAATACTAGAAGAAGCACTTGGAGAAGAACTTATTCCAACATACTGGTTTACTACAACGTATCACAATAAAGGATGGATGAATTGTCATACGGATAGACCGTCTTGTGAAGTATCAGTAACAATGAATATCTGTGGAGATGCTGAGTGGCCCATCAAGTTAAAAGACCTTACAGGAAAACGTAGAGAGGTTGTAACACCTACAGGTGATGGTTTAGCATATCTTGGAACTATTGTTCCTCACTGGAGATCTCCATTAAGAACTCATAAAAATGATCGATTTATGCAACTGTTCTTACACTATGTAAGAAAGAATGGTCAGTATGCTGACTATGCATATGATCGTAATAAAAAGTGTTTTGACTTACTCAATCTCTAATTCTGGTAATGGATCATTGATCATTACAATAGATCTTACATCATGATCAAAAGATCCAGTTAAAGATACTAAGGTAGAATCATTTTCAAATATTGTTGGAAGATCTGGATAACAGGTTGGAAATCCTACATTATTTGGTAAGTCTCTTAATGTTTGTCTCCAGTTAGAAACATCTGTAGATACTGATCCAGATGTTTCCAATTCTTGAACTACTTTCCAATCAGTATGAGTCAGCATTTTATCTCTTGTCACTCTGATTGCATCATATCTTTTATTTTGTTGTCTAGTATCATATGTTGAAATTTCAGTGTCCCACTCTGCTTCTGTGAGTGTTGATAGTCCAACTGATGTTTCTAAAACTATCGGTTTGGTATGTGTAATATTAAATCCTGTTCTTTCTACGCCAGATTGCTCTGCTTCTACAATCTCTGTATCATTAATTTCTTCATAGGTATATTGTTCAGTTGTTATGATTCCAGTTATATTATTATCAGACTTCCACATCTCCAATTGAGATTCTATTGGTGTATCACCATCATCCCCATATTTGGAGTAATCGTGATAACCTACATTAGTAATTACTTCTTTCGTTTCTGGAACATGAGAAAGCATGTATTGGACTCCATTAGAGTCTGTCATCCAATACTTTACATCCAATCCTTCAATTCTTGGCATAACTAATCCTTTAGTGAGATTAGTTGCCCAATCACCACTAAGTGTTTTAAAATAATGCTTGACTAGTTGTGCCATATTATCAATAAACTTCTATACCATATTTATCTGCAATTTCTTTATCCTGATCTTCTTTTGTTGGCATACCCAAAACTCTCATCCATGTTACCATTGCATATCTGTTTCCAGAAGTCACAGGTTCAACAGTGTGTACATAGAATCTTGTTGATGGGAAACAAACTAACAGTCCAGGTTCTGGTTTAATTTTAATTCTTAGTCCTGGAAATGAGAAATATCCTCCTTCAAAATCATCATTTAAAAACAGCACCATGGATAAGTCCCTATCCATAGTCTTCTTCCAAACTTTCGTTCCATCAGGATTTGTCCATAATCCTTGACCGTCATTGTGAGGTAAATAATGTCCTCCAGGTTCATAGCAGAGTAACTGTGGTGGTTCAGCATCTCTTACTTTAAAATTATAAAATGGATTAATTACATGACGAACAATATTATCCATCAACTCTTCAATCTCAGGCACAATCCCATCAAGTTCTGCACAATCCACATTCCTCGTACTAGTATCAATCTTTGACTGACTGGCTCTAGTTTTATCTGCTTGTTCAGGATCAAACACTCCCATCTTTTGCTTAGGAGCATTTTTCATATGAGTAACCAACCTATTCAAACCATCTCCAGTCACTACGTTAGGTTGAATTAAAACATGAGAAAGAATATCATTCATATCAGAATAATTTAGATAAAATTATTTATTGTTAATTTTCAAACTCTATTGAAGCAGCAGTTCCTGATCCTACAGTAAGATCTGGAAGTGCTGATGCAGTATCTGTTGAGTAATTATATCTAGATCTACGTGATCCTGAAAGACCGGGACTACCAAACATCCACCATGCATCATATAAACCACTCATGGCACTAGCTCTGCTAAAGTTAGAATTTAAATTTCCACCACTTGATATTGTTTCGTTAGAAAAATCTAGTCTGTATATTTGACATCTATCAACTTTTGGAGGATTGGTATAACCACCACCAAAATAACCATAAACTCCATTTTCAAATCCGTTCCCATGCATCAAACCTGTCGAAGTTGGAGTTGTAAGATTAGCAGAAAGACTATAAGATTCAGTTGAAAAATCTAATCGGTCAACCGTACTATAAGTTATAGTTTCTGTGGTATATTTGTACCCTCCACCAAAATATCCATAAGATGAATTTTGAATTCCTATATGAGCAGCCTTATTAGATGACATATTTCTTCCACTGTTTAGAGCAGCATCAAAAGTTGTGGTCGAAAAGTCCATTCTTGCTGTGAATGAGTAATATGCTGGTACTGGAGGGATCTGTCCACCCGATATATAACCATACTCTTTACTACTTACAGATCTTAGATCTCTTGCATTATAGGGACATTTATCACCAGGTGTTGAACTTGTTTCACTTGAAAAATCATGTCTTCTTGTCCAACTAACAAAAGCCCCAGGAGGATAAGATATTCCTGCAGTATAATATCCACAATGTAAGTCTGAAAATGCAGTTCCTCTTGCAAAACCTTGATTAAGTTTTGTCATTCCAGGCGATAAACTGACACCATCTGTAGCAAAATCAACCCTATTAAATTTTATCTCAGCTGATGCTGAATTGTTATATCCATAAGATTTTATAGTAAATGATCTAAGAGACTTTCCTCCAGAAACTCCTCCTGCAGAAGAAAAAGGACCCTCGGGATAATTTGCACCAATATCAGATATAGTTTCGCTGCCGTAGTCAAGTCTTAATGTTGAACTAAGATAGTCTGGTCCATATCCACCAGCAAAATAAGTATTGAAATTGCTATTGCTCATAGCAGCTCTACCCGGCGCCTCCACAGGTGTGGCATTAGAGATAGTAGTAAAACTTTCTGTATTAAAATTTAAACGTACAAGATGAGAAGTATTTAAAAAATATCCATATTCTGATGATGAAGTAGATGGAATATTATTATCTGATGCAGGGTAAGTGGTAGGCAGAGTAGAAGTAGTATCGGTATCAAACCCAAGTCTATCTATTACATCAGTCGTGAAAGGGGAAGGAGGACCAATAAAACCAGCCGCAAAATAACCATAACTTTCAGAATGAACTGATCCCATACTACCTCTAGCTGTAGATAAAGTAGACGGTAATGTTGATATGGATTCATTAGAAAAAGTAAATTTTTCTATTTTATTGTTGACACTCGGAGTACCTCCACCAGCAGAACCTCCAGCAAAATATGCTTTCGTAGGAGTTTGAACACCTCCAACATCATTTACCGCTGGACTTGCTGTCAATATTGCACCAGGAAGTGAACTTGTTGTATTGCTAAAATCTAATCGATAAACGTAAGAAAAGTATGTGTAATCATTCTGGTTTCCAGCAGAACCAAAATATCCATATTGAGATGTTGAAACTCCATTACTAAAACCATCCAGTGCTGCTGGAGCATAATCTCCTGGAAGACTCCATGTGTTTACAGACACATCAAGACGACCTATGTGACTTTTAGGGGTATATCCACCACCAAAATATCCAGCATAATTAAAAAGAAGATTAGAAGATTCTGGCCAACTGGCAAAATTAGAATTTTCTACATTTTCTACCTGCTTTGCATATACAGAATTTAATCCGAATACATCCCCTACAATTGCCATTAGGTTTTACTGCTTTAGGTCTTGGTTAAAAAATGATGTTGGTTTTAATTCTTTAGTTTCTTCTTTCTCTTCAATACCGCGAAGAAAATTTTGATCCGCTTTAGTAATCTCTTCAATACCAGCAGCAACATTCTCCTGAAGTGCGTTCAGGAACTCCATAGGATTGCTTGCATCACCGAAAGAACCCTTCGTTCTATTGACATCATCTTCGAGTACTGTAGGGGCACTGGCCCTTCTCATAGAGCGGATATTACCTGCATTGACACCAGTTCTTGCCGACAGTAGATCATCAAGAGACTGATTAGAAAGTCTTCTCTGCCAGTACTCTGGTTGGTCGGCATCATACTGATCTTTAGTAATTAGTTTTCCTCCGTTGAGTTCTACCAATCTACCAATCACCTTATCAAAAAATTCAAGTTCATCTACAGATGCTTTGAATCCACTGTTAATATCTTCAAGCAATCGATTAAAATTAAACTCATCAATGTCATACCAACATAGTGATTCTCCACCTTCTCTAGTCTTCCACCAAATTGGTTGACTCTTATCTTTACCATCCCACTTATAATGAAATTCTCTTGCTGCCTGCTTTGCTTCCACAATTCTTGAAAGCATTCCTTCAGCAACAGATTTTCTATTGATAATTGCTGCTTTAAATGCAGAAGGAATTGTAAAGTTGTCATGAACAATAAACTTTTCAATCTGAAAGTTTGATCGACCTTGTGCTAGTTCTCTCTCGCTTTCTCTCCAACGGTTACATTCAGATAGAACCTGAAACATAAATTCATTACTATCATCTAAAACCTCTTTAGATGTTGCCAAGGCAATGGTTTCATAATTGTTAGACATACTAATCCAAATATTAATCGTATTGTTTTTATTTATTAGTTATGTGATTAATCATTTGTTTCCAATACTCAGAGATTTTTTTCCAAGAATAAGTATCTCTAGTAATCCTTGAGAGATCATTTGTTGCTGCATAAAAAGTTTCTGGTTCTTTATCAAAAAAGTCAAAGCACCTTGAAACTTCTTGTGCAAATTCATTAATAAATTTTGAGGATGGTTTCCAACCTTCTGGAGTATTTTCTCCAAGCATTGGAACATATTTGCCACGATTGAATGAAACTTCTCTGAGTGCTCCAATGTCACTTACGATTGGATAACATCCACATGCCATTGCTTCTGCCATAGAAACGCAAAATGTTTCTTCCCATAGATTTGGATGCATAAAGAATGCAGCATCTTGTATGTGGGGCAGAAGTTCTTCTCGATCAATACATTTAGAATACTCCACACCTTGAAGAGTTTTAAGTTCTTCAATTGCTTCGATAAATTCTGGTATCTTATTTCTTTCTACATGATCTTGGCCATAAAGATCATATGAAGAAAAAACTTTTAACTTTGCATCAGGATGATTTTTTATAATTTGCTTCCATACTTTTGGTAGTGCAGATACTCCCTTATGTGGTGCTGAAAAAAAGATTGCAGTCTTTGACTTCTTACCATATGGTTTGAACTCTTCTGAAATACCATTTGGAATCACTGCAATTTTTTCGGCAGGTGCCCTATTGAATTTTACATATTGTTCTGCTTCCCAATTTGATACGCAGACAATAACATCCACTTTATCAAGATGTTGCGGTAGATTATAATGTGCCATCTGGTCACAATTATCATGTGCCCAGATGATTTTATATTTCTTATTAGACTCTATTATTTCTTGTGTCGTTCTTTTTACATCAACATCATCAGGAAACTTATAATGTTGAGCAAGATAATAAAATGAACTTTCAGTTGCTCCAGATATCATGCATAATAAATCAAGTAAGATTATTTATTTGAAAGGACTATTGGTACATCCATCATCTCCTCTATGTCCTATATTACTTCCAGATGTTAATGTACTAAGTGTACCATCAGAAAATGTAAGTCTGTTTTTTCTACTTGAGGCCCATGGTGGACCATTAGGAATTACTCCACCATGTAAAAATGCTTCTTGGGTATTAGAAACTGCACCTACTGCATATGCAGAGTAAGGCATATTAAGAGGAAAATCTGATGCCGTTTCTGTAGAATATTCAAATTGATCTATGTTATTAGTGTAAGATCCAGGAACACCAATTCCACCAAATATGTGCGCACGTTGTGGACTTGCTGCTGCTGCACCAAATTTTACTGCTGTGTCTAGTGTTGCTGGAATTGATGTATAAGATTCGGTGGAAAAATCAAATCTGTTTATTCCGGCTGGAACACTATTGTCAGGTTGAGATCCCCCAAAACTATATCCATAACTTTTTGTACATTGTCCAGTAAAATTAAAAGTAAGATTATTTAAAGTACCTGTAAGAGATGATAATGTTTCAGTTTGGTTTTCTTGCCTAATAATGGTATCAGGACCTGGCCAAAACTGAGAAAAGTATCCTCTATCTCCTGCTCTAGTTTGATAAGATAATCCATTTGATACACCAGTTGGAAGTGGATGAGTTCCAGATCTTATCTGTTCATTATCCGATGAAAAATCATACCTATACACCCAACTTTTTCTGGCAGGGTTGGGGGGAGTGGGACCTTCCCCACCCATTTTCCATGCATGTTCATGGGTTGATATTACAGCACCACCTTTCTGTGATGTGAACGGATTAAATGGACCACTGGTACCAGTAGCAAATTCATACTTCTGAATGTAACCATATGCAGATGGGGCACCAGTAGATAAGGTACCTCCCCAGAAATAAGCATATTGCATGTGATTATGATTTGGTTTAATAGCACTTGCTGTACCCAATAGTGCATTTACTCCACCAACATTGGTATAAAAATTTTGAACAGGTCCATGTAGAGTTTCTGTTTCAAAATTAAGCTTGTAGATATTAGAGTAGTGAGTTCCAGCATTTCTACTATAAGCGCCGCCATAATATCCATAATCAGAACTTCTAAATCCTGCACTAACACTATTTTTGTTTTGTGGAAGATGTGCGCCAGGTGTAGTATTTTGATATGTTTCTGTTTTAAATTCATATCTAGATACTATACCAGTTTCAGTGTGTGGTGGTGGCATCACTGGTGGAGTAATAATTCCTCCAATTAAGTATCCATACTGAGAACTTTGTACAGTACCACGTCGTTTCCAAATATAACTTGAAGGAGTACTATTTGCTATCTGTTCAATAGTCTCTGTAGAAAAAGTAAATCTTTCAATTTTTGACATTTCATCATAATCTAGAGCACCACCACCACCATATCTTTCTCCAGAAAAAATATATCCTACATCATCTGGTGGAGTTGAAAATGTAGATTGTCGATGCCTGCCAAACGCACCAGTACCTATATTAACCAATGTTTCATCAGAAAAGGGCATTCTATTAATATTGGTTTTACCAAATGCTCCTGGTGTTCCACCATTAGCATAAAAAGCAGTTGGCGAATTGACTATACCCATATTAAAACCATAGGCAGGACTATCTGATGGTATTGTTGGAAGAGATGAATTAACTTCATTAGTCACATCAAATTTTTGAACAAGAGTTGGATTGTTACTAAGATATCCAATTGAGTTATTGACATCATTTGCATACGAATGATTGCCAGTCGAAGTTAGACCATTCCACTGAGCAACATTATTACCTGGTAAAGAATCTACATCAGTGGAGAAAGTATATTTTGTTATTACTGAACCCAAAAATACATAATTTTCTGCAAAATTAGACTTATAAAGATCTTCAGACCAACTAGTAAAATTAGTATCTTTATTTTCTACCTGAAGACTTCTGACTTCATTTAATGAGAATACTGCCATTAGAGTCCAAATATAGAATACTTCTGAGTTCTATTTTTCCAGAACTCCATGTTCTTGTATTTATTTAAAATATACTTACTTAAGAACTTAGTATTGTCTCGATATATTTTTTCTACTTTGTCTCTAACTGTGTGCATATTTTCTAACTCATATACACTATCATTTTCATCTTCTTTAGTTTTTACACTACCAAAATTATGAGTAAATTTTGGTATCTCTAAGAAGTCATATATTTTATTCAATTCTTGTTGAGGATTTTTTACTAAATCATCATAATCAACCAACAACAAATACTTATCATTACCTTTTCGATATGCTTCTGAAAGTGCATGATAAGATAATCCAATACTTCCTTCTGATGACATTAAGTAATCTGCACGGTTATCATTTGTAATCGGTATATTTTTTTCAATCAGTCCCTTATCAATAAATGAAGTAGTATTTGATTTTTGAATTAGATATAGAAACGACGATATTATGTCATTAATATCTCTAACAGGACATATGATTTTTGGTTCTTTTGTGATATAATCTTTAATGTGCTCAATCTGATTCACCCACCCTCTTGACTTATCTACGATAATATTTTCGGGCGTATTGAAATAATAATTATATGGTATTGATGATAAAACCTTATGAGCACACTCTGGTTTTGGATTCGCCTTATATTGTTCGGAGTTTTTTAAAAGATATTCTTCTGTATAATGAATTGTGTCCAGCAATGGAGAATTGGTAGATGCATGTATATTTGGATTTTGGTTAAGTAGTGCTGTTAATAAAGTCGAACCTGATCTTGGAAGACCAGACATAAAATAAAATTGTTTCATTTAATACTTAGATACCGTTTGGCATAGAACCAAGAATATAATCACCACCACCATTCATATCTGGTGCGGGACTAGCAGTTTCTGTTGAAAAATCAAATTTAGTTATTGTTGAAAGATGTGTTGAAGATCCAACTTGAGACTGTCCTTGAGAAAAATATCCATGGTGGTTACTAGATACACCAGTACCCCTCTGATGAGGATGAGAATTTGCAG